TTGTGTTCGTGCGGTATTTCCGAATGATCGGTGTCGACTATATTACTCTCTGGATGTGCAAAGTCAACTGTGAATAAGTATGATCCGTGATGCCATTTCTTATCTTTACCAATATATTTGCCTGATTGTCCGCCTAAAATATCGTAACAAGTAATAGCAGGGTAATAAGAAAAACTATTCCACAATTCCAATTCATCAAGTCTTTTGGTCGGAACAGACTTGGGGTCATAACCACGTTGAATAAAAGCCGATATGGGTAAACGATAAAAGATAGCACCGTTTTCCATGATGGCATGCCAGAGGATAGCTTTTCCTGTAATAGCTGTAAGCCCGAAGATAATACAATCTTCAACTTCGCCATAATGTTTTTTAAGGTCATATAAATACTCCTTTTTTATTTGCGCGTACTGTACAGGAATATTAGCATTTAAGTAAGCCATAATTTATCATTTTATTTTACCCCAATTAGGTCCAGATTCATAGTCAACTTTATTAGGGACTTCTAAATTAACAGCATCTTGCATAATCTCAACAATTTTTTGTGCGTGTTTTTCGTCTTTAACAGATATGTCTAGTTCATCATGTACTTGTATGTGAGGTATAATACCTTCTTTATATAAATTAATCATAGCTTTTTTCGTCATGTCAGCTGCTGATCCTTGTATTAATTTGTTTAACGCTTTGTATGTAAAAGCACGCTTGATCCCTGGTCCGTGTTCCAAGAGCGCTTGATCGTGTGGTAATGACTTATGTATTCCAAACTGGTTTGGTTCCCATAGATGAAACCTACACAATCTACCTAACAGTGTACGTATGCGACCAGAACTTTGTGCACGTTGCATAACATTATCCATTAGTTGTTTTACAAATGGAACTCTGTTGTGATATTGTTTAAACAAGGCATCTGATTTATCTTTAGATATACCTAACTCTGCCTGCAGTTTGTTTTTACCCATACCATAGAATAATCCAAGATTTATAGTTTTAGCTTGTGATCTAGGTATGTCTGCCATATCAGCAACAATTGTATGAAAATCTGCATCACCTTCATTATAAGCATCTAATACATCCTCAACACCGTACAAATTCTGTAAAGCAGCATAATGCACTACCAACCTAGGTTCTTGTTGTGAATAGTCAAAACAACCCCATGTATGGCCCTCCTCGGGTATAAATAACGCCCTGATCCGTGGTCCAAGATCTTTGTTACGTGCTGGAATTTGCTGTAAATTAGGGTTAGAATAACTAAATCTGCCTGTCACAGTTCCGCCATTATCTGAACGCAATTGATTTATGTCAGCATGAATTCTACCTTTATGTGAGTGTTTTAATATGGTATCAATAAACGTGGTATGAGCCTTGTTTATTTCACGGGCTTGGGCAATTCGTTTCACTAGCGGGTGGGGGTGATTCTGAAGAAAATTTTTAGTAAAGGAAGGTGATTGTGTTTTTTCAGTTCTATCGTAGTCTAGTTTTAATTTATCAAAAACTTGTGCAATCGATCTTGCTGCCCATATTTGAGTATCTATTCCTGTTTGTTTTTTTACTTCTTGGATTAACCTATCTTCTTGTGATGCTAGGTTTTGCTTCATTGTATGTGCTGCTTGAACGTCCACTTTCACGCCAAGAAATTTCATGTCTACCAGACAAGGAAACAATTCAGTTTCCAAATCAAAAATAGAATTTATATCTTGATGATCAATTTCTTTTTTAAGTTCTATCCAAAGTTCTAAAGTTATTTCTGCATCTTTTTCTGCGTATGCACCTACATAAATGGCAGGTAGTTTATACATTTCTGCCTTGGCGTCAATACCCCAATCTTTTGCTGCAGTATATAAATCAGTTTCATTTTTTCCCTTGCCGGTGTATCGTTTAGCACAGCTGTTTAAGTCATAACGCATTTGATTTTCATCAACTAAGGCCGATGCAATCATCGTGTCAATTATTTTACCGTTAACACTTAAACCGAGCGCTCTAATCCAACACACGTCATACATGGCGTTGTGAAATATTTTATCTGCAGGTGTGTTTAATACATCTTGAAACCATTTTAAAACTTTTGTTTTATCCATGTTGCCACCACCTTCATGAGCAATAGGATAATAACCAGACCATCCTTGCACAGCTACAGCAACACCAACCACATTACCTTTACCAACTACAGAACCTGAACCCATCTTCATTAGATCTGGATCTTTAGTTTCTAAGTCAATAGCTATCTCATCATACTTAGATAGATCTGGAAAACTTTCTGGTGGTAACCATTCAGTCTGTGGTTTAAATAAAGGTATCTGCATTTTATTTTTTCCTTTTTTCGTATACGTGGTTAGTCTCTATTGTTTTATTTAATTTTTCTTTGTTACTAAATGCATACAAAGCTGCATTATGATCTGATGGAAATATCTCCCAAGAAATTAATCTTGGATATATTTCTAATTCAAACATATGTTTATTAACTTCTATTGTTTTTTTAATTATATCTCTACTCGGCATAATCTCTTTCTAAAATCATTTCTAAATAATGTATTGCTTTTTCGATGTCTTGTGCTTTTCCTTTTGACTGGTGTCTACAAATATATTTTATAGCGTTGCCTTCTGCAAAAAGTAATTTGTTTTCATTAATAAATTCTGCAGGTTGTATTTTCATATTGCGATAGTGCTTCCCGCCTACCTGGTTATCTAAAGAATCATATACTGATTTTTTAAATATTTCACTGTTGGTCATAGTAAGTATCCTTTTTCGTATTTTTTTGGTTCTATTATATGTAAGTTTTCTTTTGTTCGTGTTGCTCCTACGTAAAACAATCTATTTTCATCGTCAGGATTTCTTTCATAACTTCTCATAGTATTTTCTGTAAGATCTGTCATTAATACAACGTTTGTTGCTTCACCACCTTTAGCTGCATGTATGGTAGATAATTCTATTCTAGGTTTTTCGTTTAGTTTCTCACCGTTCTTTCTCATTTTACGTAGGTAGTTTACCTTAGTCTGCCCTGCGTTGTCAAATGCTTCGTACCAAACTGTTTTAACTTGTAGACCATAATCTTTTACAAGTTGATCTATTCCATAAAAAGATTCTTTTGCCATGCCTTTTATTTTTTTTGCATGCCAATGTTTAGGTCCCATAAATTTAATTATATTTTCTATTTCTTTGTAAGATGATAATTGACCTTGTCTTAAATGCTCCCATGATGTAGCTGCTTGGTGTAATTCTTTTTCACTACTTCTTTTATATCTGTTTTCGTAATACAATCCTTGTCTGTACAAAGATTCCTCTATGTCTGTTAACATATGCCTTGTTCTACTCAATACTAACCAATCACCTCTTGACATATCAATACTTTCTATATCAAAATGTCTGTGTAGATTGCCTTGACTAATTCTAGGTTCCCAAGATTTATCTATTCTATTTCTAATTTTATTTATTATACCCATCGCTAATCCATGTACTTTAGCAGGTATTCTATAAGACTGTGTTAGTGGTAAGTATTGCCCTTCTAAAGCTATAAAAGAATCTACGTCTGCACCAGCCCATCTAAATATCGCTTGGTCATCATCACCTGCAATAAAAGAATCTTTTGTTTTATTCCAAATAGATCTTGTCATATCCCACTGCATTAATGATAGATCCTGTGCTTCATCTATAAATACTACATCAAACTTTGGTGACTTATCTGATTTTGTAAAATCTAAAATCATGTCGTTAA